TTACCTTCAACCATTCCTAAATCTTCTGCCATACTCTTAGCTTTTAATAATTGGTTCTTATTTTTAGCTTGAAGAACACATTTCGTAAATTCTCCTTCAATCCAATTGTGAAGAACATCTTCGTCAATATAGCCATCAACATGACCATCTAAGTCAGCGTTGTTTTTAATAAACCAACTAAGAAATGCCATAGAGCCGTGACTGACTTGGGCTGCGAGCTTCCCAGAACTCATAACCAAATCTTTTCTGGCAATAATAATTTGCTTATACATAGACATTCTCCTCCCACTCGTCTAACCAGTAGAAACTGTCAATCTGTTTATCTAACTTGCTAACCTGTTCTCTCAGCTCAGATTCTTTCTTCTTACTATCTGTTCTCTGACACCTCTTCCATAATTCATCACGCTGCTTAGCTAATTCTTCATATTTATCCGATACATCAATCTCTTCTACGACTGAAATCTCAATCTTCTCTCCGCAGTGAGGGCAAAATTGAATTGGATAATTATCTGTCTGCTCATACTCATCACCCCAAGAGTTAAATGTTTCGGTGTATGAATTACAAAATTGAGGAATTATATTATCATCTGAATCTCTTACTACTAATCCAAAAGTATCGTTGCATACCAAATCTTCACCTGTAAATACAATAGCCTTATCATTTTGAATTTCATCACAGCAATACTTAAATGGCTTATATTTATATGAATGAGTATCATTGAATTTTAATTTGATTAATTCTATCTTCATTTCTTTATTCTCCTAAACATCTTCCACATAAACAGTAATACAACTTCCAATCTCACCACTCACTTTTGGGAATACCATTGTAATACTATCTATGTAATATTCTTCTCCGTCTGTATCAACGACATCATTAGTATTGATTATTAATGGAATTTCATTTTTTCTCATATAATCTAGCGTCTTAAAAACTTCTGATACATTCTCTACTTCTGTATATCCAAGAAGTTTATAATCATCATATCTGTCACTAAAACCAACAATTCTTATATGCAAGTTCTATACCTCCCTATATTTAGTTATTCTCTCTTTTATTTTGGAAAACCGTGTGTAGAAATGTTCTTAGACAAAATTAACATGAAATGCTTCTTGCCTGCTAACCGTGAATATCCATATAAGGATACTTAATTCCTCTATATTCCTTATAACCTTTTGTCAAAAGTCTGAAATTCACATTCTGTTTATAATACCCTTTGTATCTCTTTACTGGAAACAAATGAGTACAACTACATTGAACACAAAATTTACTATTTTGTTTGGCTTCATTTTTTGAATAATAATATCCTTGAATTCCATCACAACAAGGACAGCTTGATACCCATACTTCTCTTGTTAGGTTGTGTATTTCTTCAAATGGAATTTCATGGAATATTAGACCTTCAGGAGTTACAAGATAATATTTCTTTTCACCAATATCTATGCTTTTTGACTCAACTTGACTAAACATTTATTCTCCCATCTGATCTACAATACTCTGTAACTTATCAATATATATCTGAGCGTCTTCTTTGTTGAAAATCTTAAAATCACATGGAATAATGGCAGCTCCGCATTTATCAAAAAATCCTGCATTCTCCCAAGCTTTATAAAACTCAACAATGGTATCAAAATCTATATATTCACTATCTGGATTCCACTGAAGAACTACAACATCACCTTCATTTGGATGTACCTTTCTTAGCTTTACCATATTCTTCTTAATGAATTTCTTTTTCTGTCTCTTATTCATTCTTGTAATATTCTCCATTCCTTACTACATCAAACTTAATTGGTAACATAGCTGTTAATCTACTCTTCATCCACGGTTTTCTTTTAGTTACAAATTCATCACCAAATTCTTCAGCTAATACAAAGTCACCGACAGTATAGATAATAGAGTAACCATCTAAATTTTTTGGGATTGTTTTGTTAACATTACAAGTTTTCAGATTAATCATTTTATTTAAACACTCAGCCATTAAATCTTGAAAGAATAGATAGCTTCCATCACAATTACAACGCTGCATTGTAAAATATTCAAAATCTGCATCAGGATTATACTCAATAACTATGTTAAATAATGTCTTGCTATTTTTAACACCAACCTTCATCGTTTTTGATGTGTCATTGCCTTCAAAAAATTGAAATGCTTTGAATATGTAAGGGGTATTTTGTTCTATCATGAATTCATATTTATTATTCTCCATTCCATTACACTGACTTGATGAAATTCGTTCTTTTACAAACTCTAATGATTTACCCATTGTTATCCTCCTATATATCTAAATAACTCATGCATTTTTCAATTGTTTCGCCATATTCTTCATCTGGAATTCTATCTTTACAAATTACTTCCAAATCTTCATCATAATTTTCATGATAGGGACAATATTTATATGGGCATTCCCAATGTTTACACATATTTCTCACCTTCTTTCATGACCACAAAAAACGTAGTTTTCCTTGATTTTTCCAATCTCTGAAAGCCTTGATTTTAGGGCATTTTAGAGATTACTTTTTATTATTCTCTACTAATCTTGATACTCGACATGGTAATCTGTCATTTCAATCGCATCTCCACAAGGTAATTTAGGAATTGCATCTTCTCCATATTCCCATCTAATAGCAAGACTTCTATTGCAATCACAACCAAAATTACCTTCTGTGAAATAGAAAATTGCACTATCTTCTGGATATTCATATCCTAAGTCATAATGAATGACAAATGTTTTATCCTTATATTTGAGAGTAGCAACAAAAATTGTCCTCTTATGAGTCATAATTCCATGTTTACAATCAGTTGCCAGTCCTTGTTTCTCATATTTATCCTGCCTGATTAACTGAATAAACTTGTTCTTTTCTTCTTCAGTATTAAAATAGTAATAACCCTCTTTTATACCTAAATCTTTCTCGATGGATGGATTGGCATCGTGATTCCATGCACCACCCCAAATATGAACCATCCATTCTTCTTTCTTGCTCATATAATTATTCTCCTTATCTAAAAACAAAAATGCGAGTTTTATCAGATTAATATAAACTCCATATCATATCTCCCAACTATTTTAATTTCAAAATATTTATTACCTTCTGTATATCCTGAAATAATCAGTTTGTTTTTATCACAAGGAATATTTTCTATAATTTCCCCATGCTTTTCTTTATAATGATGTAGTGGCTCAGATATGACATTTACATTATTAGGCT